AAAGTCAAGCCTTACTGTGCTTATGTACATGAGAAAATCACTACTAATCCCTACTCAAAGATATCCTCAGGCCACTGTGCCTTAACCACTTTTCCTATGATGCGGCAGTTCTCATTGCACGGAATGCTCTCATAGCGCGGGTTAGGGTTTAGCGGTTCCAGCCAGTGCTTCCCATCATCCCACGTGTACTTTTTGAATGTGACTTCGGAATCACCGAACACGCCAGCTACGCAAAAATCACCGGCTTCTACTTCTTCTGCTGGGTCTACCAGGATAAGCATCCCTTCAGGAAAGCTGGGCCGCATACCTTGCGGAGCCGTCATTGAGTGCCCTGTAACCTCAAGCCAGAACGCGTCTTTGCTGGCCTTTTTGGTGGTTGAGACCCAAGCCTTAGCATCGTTTTCTGTGAAAGTCCCAACCTCGGAGAACGCGCCAGCCGGAACAGAAGTAAACAGTGGGTATTCATATTGCCGAGAAAAAGCTGGCGCTTCCTCGGTCTCACCAACTGTAAACGTGCCGTCTGAGTTAAACGATGCATCGTTAACGCCAAGATATTTAAAAATGGCTCCGATCTCTTGCAAGGTTGGATTGCGGCGTCCATTTAGCCAATGACTAACGGCACCCTTGGTTACACCAATGTGCTCAGCCAGTTTTTCTTGGTTCAAACCAAGCGCATCAATCCTTTGCTTAGCGATATCGTACCAGTTCATTTTCATCCTTAAATTATACGATTCGTATCCTTATAAACGAGACACAATTCGTATATTCTGCTTGCAGGTTAGAATACGATATGTATACTTAGAGCTAAGGAGGGCCCTATGAATAACATTCGCACTTTCCGTGAGCGCGTTGGGCTAACGCAGTCTGATTTAGCAAAGATGGTTGGTTGTACTCGCGGTGCAATTTGCCATTACGAAACCGGGCGGCGTGGAATGGATATCGATCTCTGCCGAACTTTTATCGCTGCATTCAAAAAACATGGCGTAGAAGTCTCACTGGATGATCTCTTCCCGCCCAAAGCAGCCTAAGCATCACCGCTCTTTTCACAACGGACGTAACGTCCTACGTCGCTGAAAAGCGAATCCCAAATCAATAAACAACTATGCGTCACCCGTTATGGGTGTGCGCTCATTAACTATTCACTAATGGAAATACTACGAAATGGATCACGCAAACAAACGCAATGAGGCGCTCCGCATTGAGAGCGCATTACTCAACAAAATCGCATTACTCGGCACTGAGAAAACAGCCGCAGCTGTAGGTGTGGATAAAGCGCAGATTAGCCGGTGGAAACGAGACTGGATACCGAAATTCTCGATGCTTCTCGCCGTTCTGGAGTGGGGTGTTGTCGATGACGAGCTGGCGCGTTTAGCCAGGGAAGTTGCAGCACTACTGACAAATAAAAAACGCCCAGCGGTAACTGAGCGTTCGGAGCAAATCACATTGGATTTTTAGTCACTGTGTTACGCCAACACAATCAACAGGAGATATTTTAATGCGAAAGAGCAGAAAGCACCAGGAAAATGAAGAGATTCGGCACCCTGATTCACCTGATGGGTTGGTGATAGCAGCCGCTAATAACCGGGCGTTTGCCGCTCGTTTTATTGGTGAATTCAGATTAGCACTGGCAAAGGTCAGGGGGAAAAATGGGCGTCGTTAAGTTAGTCAGCAGAACGGAGGGAATGCCCTCCAGGAGCTCATGCGTGGACAACAGAAAGTCTGGCCACTTCGCTCTGTTCAGAAGCGCTCTGGATGCACCATGGGCAACAGATACAGCGAAGCTTGCCCTGTGGGTGAGGTTGCTCAGCCAGGCGAGATTTAAGCCCGGTATGGTTGAATTCGCTGGTCGTGAGTGGTTTCTTGAGGCTGGTCAACTCGTAACAACGACCTCGATAATGGCCCGGAAATTACGCGATCAGGAAGGTAACGAAAAAAGCGCTAAGTCAGTAGAAAGGATGCTCAATTTCTTCTCCCGGGAAGGAATGATTAACACCAAAGGGACGCCATTTGGAACCGTGATAACGATCACTAATTACTGTGAATATCAGGGCGTTTCAGGCGTCGAACCTATCGTCGAGCCATCCGTCGAACCCAAACCCAGTAACGGCGCGGGTTTAAGACTGGTAGGCGTCGAACCCTCCGTCGAACCAACCGTCGAACAGAATAAGAATGTAGTTAATAAGAATAATAAAACCCCCCTTACCCCCCAGGGGGAAAAATCGCTCGCTCAGGATGTGATGGATTACTTCAACGAGATAACGGGAAGTCGCTGCGCTGCCCTGGCTCCTTTTGAAAAAGCGCTCACCACCGTGAAGAGCAAAGACCAGTGCTATACCGCTGAAGAACTCAAGCTGGTTATCCGCTGGGCTCATGTGAACTGGGGGCACAGCTTCAAGCCTGAGAACCTGTGTCGCATGACTCGCTTTGACGGATACCTGTCAGACGCCCTGATTTGGGCGGACGGGCAGGGAAGTAATCCGGAAGCATGCCCCCACGAAGAAATAATAAAAATCTGGAATAGCAAGTTCCCTGCGAAGGCTGTATCTCTGCATGAATGGAATCGACGCCGACCGGCCTACCGTGACCTTGAGGCTGTATGGAACGGCAGGACCACCCAGGGTAACTGGCGTGAGCTGAAACACATGAGCATGGCATTTGACCTGATCGGCAAATCCACCCTTTTCGCCAACAAACAGGGTGAAGCCTGTTTAACTCTGGACTGGATTCTGAATCCGAAAAACTGGGGGGCTGTCTATGAGCAGGCCATCAACGAACACAGGCAGCGAAAAGGAGTGCCTGCATGAGCAGATTTGTTGATTTATACATCGAGCGTAACGTGCTTGGAACGATCATGTTGGCCCGGGATGAGTTCTCTGATGCGGCACTGGACGCCATCGAAGGGCTCAATGAAAACGACTTCACTGTATACGGGCACAAAGTCGTACTGGCGACCCTGAAGCGACTTAATTCAATTGGATCACCTGTAGACCTTCTGACCGTGACTTCTGACATCGAGGCGAGGGGGGAGCTGGATAAGGTCGGCGGATTTGGTTACCTGGCTGAAACTACCAAAGACATTCCATCACTGCGAAACCTTCCCACATACGTCCAGAAGTTGAAGGAATTAACCTCAGGGCGAAATATGGTTCAGATGCTTCAGGAAGGCATTCAGAAGCTCACTGAGCCAACCACGGAGAGCGTACAGGACATCATCGGCAGTATTCAGGCCAGTATTGGTGAGGTCGAAGTGTTCAGGGATGCGGGAACCCGCCATATCCTGGACGGGATTGAAATAGCCATTGAAGAGGTTGAGTCCATTCTGAATGGTGACATGTGGAAACACAGGACCCAGCTTGGCATGACCGACATCGACAGAGCGTTCGGCGGATTCAATAACACTGACTTCATCGTCGTTGGCGGAAGACCTGGCATGGGTAAAACCATGTTCAGCACGACCGCCACAGAAACGGTGGCTCTGAAGAGCAAAAAGCCGGTGCTTTTCTTCAGCCTGGAAATGCCAATTGAGCAAATATCTCAGCGCATCGCTTTTCACCGTGCAGGCGTTAGCAAGGAAGGTCTACTTGGTGAGAACGGGAAGAATCAGGATCTGGAATGGGCGAAAGTAGGCCGGTGCCTCGAAGAATTTACCCGCGCTCCGATTCACATCAACGACAAAACATCACTAAGCGTTCACCAGATCCGCTCCGAAGCCCGGAGGATGCATAAAAAGCTCGGTGGGCTTGGCGTTATTGTCATCGACTACATCCAGAAGATGAAAATGACGAACCCGGAAAACATGAACCAGTCAGTTGGTGAAATAGCAACAGGCCTGAAGAATCTGGCAAAGGAATTACGCTGCCCGGTTATCGCTCTTTCACAGCTAAGCCGAAAGGTCGAAGAAAGGTCCAACAAACGACCCGTTAACTCTGACCTGCGTGAATCTGGCGTCATTGAGCAGGAGGCGGATGTAATTTTCATGGTCTACCGCGATGAGAAATATAACCCGCAGACTGAGCTTAAAGGCGTGACAGAAATCATCTGTACCAAGTCACGGCATGCCCCGGGAGCTGAGAAAACATATTTCTTCAGCAACGCCAACTCCGGACTTGATCCATACGCGTTTTCACGAAATGAAACCATGGAGTATCACGATGACTACGAATGCTAAGAAGGGCGACAAAGAAGCCATGGAGAGAGCTAAAAATTATCTCTACCGAATTTGTGCCGAATTAACTCTTGTGTCGGGAGAGAACCCCGAGGACCAGATGAGAATCGACAGCGCCCGACGAATGGCCGCGGATAACGCGCTTAGGCTTGAATCTCACATAGGGGGGTTTTGATGAAAGCTGATCTCTCAAATGAGGCGAAGGCGCATTTGTTAAACCCCCGCTTCATGGCCGTTCTGGAGAAATGTCTGGATGAAGAAGAGCTAATCGCACAGTTCGAGCGAATCTACGAAGTAAGCCGACCCCCATCACGCATCCATCCGATTGAGCGCATGGTTGACGAGGCGACAGGCTTCAGGGATGAGCAGTGGTCAAAGTTCTTCTCAGCCTTCATCCCGTTTGTTTATGAAATTGTCTGGTTGCGATGGAAAGAGCGGGACGATGAATCCTGCTGGACATCTACGCCGACCACCCACTGACAGGGCCACTTACACAGTGGCCTTTTTATTTGAGGATAGAGATATGCCAAAGAAATATGACATGTATGACTTGAGCCAAATTCTTGAAGAAATGCGCGCCTATAACCCAAAGGCAGATGAGTATGGTGGGAAACACATTATACCCGGCTGGGCTGATCGTATCGAAGTTGCACTGAATCGGATGAATGCTGGCACATGCCAAAGATGCAACGGAACCGGAATGGAAGATAGCGGCGGAGTCCAACCATGGGGCGAGCCAATTCTTATTGAGTGTCAGTGTTGCGGAGGGAATCAATCGTGAAAGTTAAAACAGCAGAGCTGAGCGAAAAGCAATCAAAACATCTTTTTGAGCAATGGTTTGAAAGAACATTTCGTACGCACATTAAAGAAAGAGCGCTACCTGCGATTGAACAACGCAAGCTGATGTCCATGGCATGGTTTGGGTGGAGTGAAAGAAGCCTGTTGGGCGATGAGGTAGACATTCCCGATGAGCTGATGGAGGTGGGAGAGTGAACTGGTCCTGGCTTATTGGATGCTTGCTTGGCGTGGGAATCGTCTTTCTCTGCGAATATCTAGGAAAGAAATTAGCGAAGTGGCATTGGGACAACATTAAATAGCAGCCAGTCTGCTGGCATGTGGAGGGAAATATGGAAGAGTCACGGAAACAGTTTGAATATTACGCAGCAAACAAACTCGGTTTACCGATACAGATGATTATCGAGGCGCGTAAAGGCGATCGCTACGACCATTCATTTGACAGCATGAACGTTATGCAGCCACTGACGGTGTGGTGGACTTTGTGGGCCGACAGCCGCGCAGCTATCGAGATTGAGTTACCTGAATTAGAAAAATGGAGGTCTGTTGAGCCTGTTCGAGCCCAAATCACTTATCGCTCCATGACGAAAGATCGACTTATTGCCGCTGGTCTTACAGTAAAAGTGGACAGGTGATATGTCGGTAATCGCATGGTTTATGTGGCGTCGCTGGCAATTCAAAAAGTGGATTGGTCATTACTACTATCCCGATCTCATCGGTTCCTCCTACAACGTCAATTTAGGCGGCTGCCGAGAATATCCCTGTATCCATCGCGACATTGTGAGAATTATCAATGCAAATCGAGATGATAAAGACGGCAGGGGGAGTATTCGCCCCGGCGTTTGAACATGATTTACCCCGCCTGACCAAGTTCAAAAACGGCGAGATGTACACAGCTGAATTCAAGTTAACCAGACAGCCCGCCTTTCACCGCAAGATGTTCGCCTTCTTCAACTTCTGTTTCCAGCACTGGTGCGCTAATCGTGCCGGGCTAGAGCATATGGACGAAGCCACGCAATTCGACAGGTTCCGCAAAGACCTGACGATACTGGCAGGATTCTACGAGCAGACGGTAAGGCTGAACGGTGAAGTGAGGACAGAAGCAAAGAGCCTGTCTTACGCCAGCATGGAAGCCGATGAATTCGAGCGCTGTTACAACGCCATGATTAACGCAGCGATAAAGCATGTCTTCGGCCGCACTACTGACCAGAACGTGCTGAATCAGCTATACGCCTTTTTCTGAGGTTACGATGACCGACAAATCAAATACCCCGCCAGAAGACAAAGACAGATGGCGCACCCCGCCTGAAATATTTCACGCACTGAACGCTGAGTTCTGCTTTGTGCTGGATGCAGCTGCAAGCGTCGA